AAGGCGGTAGAGGAACTGAAATCTCTACGCTCCCAGGTGGACAAAATCTTGGAGAACTTGAGGATGTCAAGTACTTCCAAAAGAAACTTTATAAAGCACTGAATGTTCCCTCTTCTCGATTAGAGACTGAGACTACATTTAACATTGGTCGTGCTGCAGAGATTACTCGTGACGAAGTTAAATTCCAAAAATTTATCGCTCGTCTCCGCAAGCGTTTTTCCGAACTCTTTGTCGATCTTTTGAAAACTCAACTCATTCTTAAAGGTGTTATCACACTGGAAGAGTGGGAAGAGATGAAGGAGCATGTTCAATTCGACTTTATTGCAGACAACTACTTCACAGAACTGAAGGAGATTGAAATTCGTAATGAGCGTATGAACCAGGTTAATACCATGGATCCTTACGTTGGCAAATACTTCTCGGTTGATTATATTCGCCGTCAAGTTCTTAAGCAAACTGAAACTGAAATCAAGGAGATTGATGACCAAATCGCTGATGAGATGGAATCAGGTGTTATTGCTGATCCTGCAGCGGAAATGGATCCCGCTATGGCTGCTGGCGGCGAAGGTGCCCCAGCAGCAGAAGTAGCACCTGCTGATCAAGAGTCCGCAGTTGATCCCAGTGATGCCCGCAGAGGAGAATTCTAAATAACTAAATAATAACACAGTGGGAACATATTATGCCTAGTGAAATTGCAAAACAGATCGTTCAACAGATCTTTGGTGATGATAAAGCAGCAGCAATTGATTCTGTCAATGATGCTTTAGCATCTGCTTCATTTGATGCAATTCAAGCAAGAAAACTTGAATTTGCAAAAAGCATGGGGTTTGAATTAGATGATACTGCACAAGATGCTGCTGATCAAGTAGCAGACTCTCTTCCAGATGGAACAGAGGAACCTGAAACCGTAGAGGTTGATGGTCGCAAACCTGAAGATCCTCCCGCTGACGAAGTGGAGCAACCTTCCGCCGAACAAGAAACCGAGGTACAAACCGATGAGACTGATAGCTGAAGAAATTACATCCGTCGATTTTCTCTGTGAAGAGAAAGAAGGCAAAAAGAATTACTTCATTGAAGGTGTCTTTCTGCAATCGGAAATTAAAAACCGTAATAACAGGATGTATCCTCAGAAAACTTTAGCGCGTGAAGTTGCTAAATACGATGAGAACTATATTCAAAAGGGGCGTGCCCTTGGAGAATTAGGTCACCCCGATGGTCCCTCTATCAATTTAGATAGAGTATCCCACAAAATCCTGTCCCTTAGGGAAGACGGAAATAACTTTATCGGTAGAGCAAAGTTACTCGACACTCCCATGGGTCAGATTGCTAAGAACCTCCTTGACGAGGGTGTCAAACTGGGTGTTTCATCCAGAGGCATGGGTTCTATCCGTAAGGAAGAGAACTGCAACGTTGTCATGGATGATTTCATGCTCGCTACTGCTGCTGATATTGTAGCAGATCCTTCCGCTCCTGATGCATTTGTCGATGGCATCATGGAAGGCAAAGAGTGGGTTTGGGATAACGGAATCCTGAAAGAGTCTGCAGTAGCAGAAATCAAACAGGAAATCGACGAAGCAACTCTTATCAATCTGCAGGAGCGTAAAATCTCCGCGTTTGCAGCATTTTTAAAGAGTTTGTGATTTATAAATAAATACAGACAACGCTAAAGCATAACGGAGTTCAAACAAATGGCTGAGACCTCACTCGACAAAGAGTTAGATAACATGGAAGAAGTGACCGAAGGTTCCAACGTAGTTACCAAAGATGCTAAGCCTGGCGAGAAGATCGATACTTCTAAGGGCGGGGCAGCAAAGGTAATTGATGTTACTTCGGATTCCGAAGAAGGTGCAAAGGGCACCAAAAACGCAGGCGCTTCTGCTGCTAAAGCAGTGAGCAAGGCACCTGTTCCTAGCACCAAACCTAGTGACGCATCCGCTAAGATGGAGGATACTGAGGATGGCGAAGAAGAAACAATCGCTGAAACCAAGTACGACTTTACTGAGGATGTTGACGCTCTTGTCGCTGGTGAAGAACTCTCAGAAGAGTTCCGCCTGAAAGCTGCAACCATCTTTGAAGCAGCAGTAACCGCAAAGGTTAATGCCGAGGTTGAAGCGTTGACTGAAGCATTTGAATCTACTCTTACCGAAGAGGTAGAGAAGATTCAAACAGAATTGGCCGAGAAGGTAGACGATTACCTCACTTATGCCGCCGAGTCCTGGATGAAGGAGAACGCTCTCCAGATCGAGCACGGCATTAAGACTGAGATGGCAGAGTCTTTCTTCAACGGCCTCAAAGGTCTTTTCTTAGAGCACAACTTTACGGTGCCCGAAGAAAAGTTCAACCTGCTTGACGGCATGGTTGAAGAGATTGATGATATGGAAGCTAAACTCAACGAGCAAATCGACGCTAATGTCGCTTTGAACAAGCGTATTGGCGAGTTTGTCAAAATGGAAATTGTGAACGAATGTGCCGCAGGTCTCGCAGAGACTCAGAAGGAGAAGCTCGCTTCTCTGGCAGAGGGTGTTGAGTTTGAAACTGAAGATGACTTTAGAAATAAGGTCAATACGATTAAGGAATCCTACTTCACTAGAAAGGCTGAGACTGCTGCTGCAGTTGAACCCACCGAAGAAGTTTCGGAACCCCTTGTCGAAGACACCACGAGCACCACGATGTCGAAGTACGTCGATGCTCTCGCTCGCTGGTCCAAATAATTGTAAACCCAAACTACTTACTTTTCGGAGAATCAAATGTCTTTAAAGAACCTCCAGGAGAAGTGGGCACCCGTTCTGAATCACGATGCTCTCCCCGAGATCGAAGATTCCCATAAGCGCGGCGTCGTTGCACAACTCCTCGAAAACCAAGAAAAAGCACTGGTCGAAGAAGGCGCAATCCTTAACGAGACCCTGCAAACCACTGGCTACACTGGTGGCAGCACCGCTACTGGTCCTGTTGCTGGTTTCGACCCCGTTCTGATCTCCCTGATCAGACGTTCCATGCCCCAGCTGATTGCATATGACATCGCTGGTGTTCAACCCATGACTGGTCCTACTGGACTGATCTTCGCAATGCGTACCAACTATGGCGCAGAGCGTAACCCCGCTGCATCTGGCTACGACGAGGCATTCTTCGACGAGCCTAACGCTGGTTTCTCTGGTGGTCCTGGCGCATACGATCCTGGTGCATCTGATGCTACCAACGATGCACAAGGCAACAACCCTGCACTCCTCAACGATTCCCCCGCTGGAACCTATGAGCAGGCAGACGATGCAACTGGCATGACCACTGCAACTGCTGAAGCACTCTCTGACGCTGCTTCTGGCACTGCTTTCCGTGAGATGGGTTTCTCGATCGAGAAAGTCACCGTCACAGCACGCGCTCGCGCCCTGAAAGCAGAATACAGCATCGAGCTGGCACAAGACCTCAAGGCAATCCATGGTCTGGATGCTGAGCAGGAACTGAGCAACATCCTCTCTACTGAGATCCTCGCTGAAATCAACAGAGAAGTTGTTAGAACCATCTACACCAACGCTGTTGCTGGTGCTCAGAACAACACCGCTACCGCTGGTAAGTTCGACCTCGACGTTGACTCCAATGGTCGCTGGTCTGTTGAGAAGTTCAAAGGTCTCCTGTTCCAGATCGAGCGTGATTGCAACGCAATCGGTCATCAGACTCGTCGCGGGAAGGGCAACATCCTGATCGCTTCTGCTGATGTCGTTTCTGCTCTCGGCATGGCTGGCGTTCTCGACTACGCTCCTGCTCTTGCTGGTAACAACGGTCTTGTCCCCGATGACAACTCCTCCACCCTGGTTGGCACCCTGAACGGTCGCATCAAGGTCTATGTTGACCCCTATTCTGCTAACGTTGCTGATAAGCACTACTACGTTGCAGGTTATAAGGGTACTTCTCCTTATGACGCAGGTCTGTTCTATTGCCCCTACGTCCCCCTCCAGCAGGTTCGTGCAATCAACCCTGACACCTTCCAGCCCAAGATTGGCTTCAAGACTCGCTACGGCATGGTCTCGAACCCCTTCGCACAAGGTCTGACCCAAGGTTCTGGCGCTC